TCTAATAATAAACTTAGCAAACTTTAATTCTTCTCTTAAGATTTCAGTACCATCACTAAACTGACTTTCAGGATTTAATCTATTAAGAGGTACTTTTAATGCTTTATATAGTTTATTAACAAAATATATTAAGTCTGCCAACTCACCTAAATTAGCTCCACCTTGTAACTGTGTAACTGAAGTACCTTCTGAACCTGCTCTTTTAGCAAACCAAAAGCTATCGAGCATAGATTGAGGGTTAAACTTCTGTACTTGACCAGATTGATTTGTATCAAAAGTCTTTTTACTCCAATACTCTTGAATTAATTTTCTTAAATATGCTTCAGCTTTAGGCGGTGCCATATTACCAACATCAACGTTAAATACTAAACGTTCTGGAGCTCTTACTAATCTATAAATTACAATAGCATCTTCTACTAATGATAATTGTCTGTAAGCTCTTCTAGCATTTTCAATAAAAGGTAATCTAAATGTCTTATCTTGATTCCATATACCTGAATTGATATATGAGACTTGATTATCATCCATTGGTATAAAATCAAACTTTTCTATTTTTTCTGGTTTATTAGGATCAAATATAGGTTTGCGTAAAATATAACCTTTTATTATCATATTTTGTATATTATCATATATTGGATCAATTAAATCCGTAGGTAAAGCAACAGCTCCTAAAATACCGTCGTCTGTATAACCTTGGTGGATAATATGCTCAAAATAAAGTTCACCTTCTATTAATAATTGTCTAAAATATTCAAAACCTTTCTTTTCAAAGTTAAAATAATCAATATATTTTTCAAATTCATCTTTTATATTTTGCTGCTTTTCTTCATCTATATCAGTATTTCTAAAGTTTAAATTAACTATATTGCCGGTGTCATCTTTATTAATGCATTCATCGCATATTTCATCTAATGCATCGCTAATCTCAGAAAATGCAGCCATTATACGGTAATCTCTCATTCTACCGCCTTTGTTTTCTTCTACATTAGCATATACTAAAGCACTATAATTACCATCGACACTTACTTGCCCAGCACCTGTATTATTAAAATCATTATTATAAAAAATAGAATTTTTAGCTAACGCTTCAACTCTTCTCATACCAGTGTCCTGGAAGGTATCATACTTAGGATTTAAATCACCTAATACTTTATTAAAGTCTACAGATTGATATGGTAATTTATTAACTAAATTTTTAAGAAATCCAGATTGCCCTGTTTGTTTTTGTTGGTCGGCCATTATTATTATTTAATACTTATTCTACTATAATAAACGTATTATTACTACTCAACCCTCTACCACATAAAGTATCCATATATGATAGGTCTGAAAAATCATAACCTGATTTATTCAAAGGTATGAATCTTATAACACCTTTTAGTATTGGAGGAGAATTAAAAATTATTGTATTATCATTTAAAATCGTAAAAGGTATTGACTGACCTGAAACTGCTACCTGTCTACTAAAATTAGATACCGATGTAATATTAGTATAACTTGTTTCAGTATTGGTACTAAATAGTACTGTTTCAGTGTTTGTGAAGCCACTACCATTTAATATAATACTACCAGATGTATTAGAAGCAATAGTTAAATTTTCTTGAAGTAAAACTCCATTATAAAAAATATCAGTTATAAAAGGTGAACCAGATAACTCAAACGATTCAATTCTATCATCAATAATCGAAGAAGCAGGGTATGTATATGTATTACCTGATAATGATTCGTAGTTATCATAATATTCGAGTTTAGTTTCATTATGAAAATTACTATCAATAAAGAATATATTACCTGATGGGTTATCAGTATCTTTAAATAACCACCCTTTAATAGTAAATGTTGTATCTGCGGTAACTCTTGCTTTTTGACTTGAATTGAGATCTGTAGGATAGTTCATACTAACGTCTCCGGTCCATAATACCTCACTTCTAATTTCTTGATCAACGCTTAAATTAAATTTTTCAGGTACTTTCCATGATATAATTACATATGGATTACAAAAAGGTACAAAATTGCTTAGGATTTGATCCATATCAGTTTGGTATCTAGTTAAAACTGAAACTGATAACGTGATATTAATTGGTACAGGGGCTTTAATATGTCTAGATACTTTTTCATCTCCTATATTAGCTTGGTAATAAAACCCATCCAATTTATTAAAAACTCTAGATTCATCTCTAGAAATATTATTTACATTGACAGATACAACTGGTAATGTTAAAGTTTTATTTTCGTTTACTAGATCATATAATACTCTTTGTTTAGGAGCATATACATACCTAACATTAATTTTATCTTTTTCTACTCTATCTCTATTAAATCTACCTATGACAATATCATCAAACGCAGCAACAAACTGCGTAAGCATATCTTTAATTTCAAAATAAAAGGGTCGTGCTCTCACTTAATTATTTATCCCAAGGAAACACTAACCAGCTAGAAGTATACAAAATATTACCAGAAATAGTATTATCATTAAATTCAGATCCTTCTCTTTTTACTAAACTTGCATATAAAATATTATCACTGCTAATATTATAATTACGATTTAATATTGAATTTACTGCAGTGAAGGTTCGTCCACTATCATTAATATCATCTACAATTAATATTTTCGAACCTTCTTTAATTTTATCAGGTCGTTGATATACTATTGTATCAAGATACTTACCATCGTCTTGTCTTGTATTAATTCCAATATTATAAAGTGTCTTTATGTTTAATTTATAACTTAACGCAGCCCCAGGTATTAAACCACCTCTACCTAAAGCTATTATTGTATCATATTTTATAGATCTTTTTTTAATTTGATCAGCTAAACACTGAGTTAAAAAATCTATATTTTCCCAAGTTAATTTAAGTACATCTACCACATACTAATTATAGTATATAAATTTTAATAATCAAGTCATTTGTTGTAAAATAGATGTATATAAATCTATTTTACTTTTAAGCACTGCACCAGTTACATTTTTATTAATTAATTCATGTATATCTTCTTTTAATCTTTCTAGTAACTTTTCTGCTTGACTGCTGTCAATGACACCAAAACCTTTAATTTGCATTTCTTCATCTCCACTAATACCATTTGATGCAAAAGGGGCTCCTTTTACTTTTGATGCATTAGTTGTTGGTACACTATATTTAGCGTAAGAAGGTTTACCTTGATTAGGCGTATACTTACCATAATTTTTATCATTATTTCTTTGCTGCATAGAGGCAATTGCTGATTGATTTAAATTACTTTCGTAAAGATTAAAAATTTTTGATTGATCACTCATTATTATTATTTATTATAAGAAAATTTAATAAATATATTAAAATGGAAAAGCCTATTACTTTCTTTCGCTCCTTTTTGGATAATATTAATTTTGCTACTTTTTTCTTAGCTGCAGTAGGAGCTTTAGCTGCTTTATGGTTAAATAGTAATTATGTTTCACAAGAAGTGTATAAGAAAGATCAACAAATAATAAGTTTAAAAATTGAAAGTTTAGAAACTGAAACACAAGCCTTACGATTTATGGCTCAAACTAACCAAACTGAGATAAGAGAATTGTTACCATTAGTAGAAAAAATCGAAACATTAATAAGCAATTTCATAACACCTAACGGTGATGTTATTATAACAGAGAGTATGAAAGAAATGGAAGTTGATATAGCAGAAATAAAGAAAGATATCGAGTATATGAAAGCTCGATTATGGCCAATGGATCAATAATACAATTCTAAATAGATCTTAGTATATTTATCTTCAAATTCTCTTGCTTGTATTTCCATAGGATTTTTATAATACTTATTAGTACAGTTAGCTGCATCAGCCTCAGTATAATCTAATTTATAGTCTTTAACTTTATCTAAGTTATCTTGAGCAAAATGACATATTTCATGAAAATAGGAACTAATATACCATTCCCTTTTCTTCGCTAAGGAACGTTTAGATGTTTTATTTCCTATTTCTATCTCATTACACTCAAAATAATAACCAGATGTATCACAATCTATAGTTTTAATAAGCAATTCATAGTTCCAGATCTTTCTTGTTCCTTTATATTCATTTAATATAAAGTTTGTAAATCGTTCCAGTTCCTTAACCTTTACATTAACTGAGTTAAATAGTTCCTTTGCTTTCTTATTAAACTTACAGTCGACAATAATCATACTACTATTATATCACTGTTCCCATAAAAAAAGATGCTTCCGGATCCGGAAGCATCTTTATTAAAAATATACTCTTCAATCTTAAACGTAACCTAAAAGATTAAGTCTTCTAAGTGTAGGTCCAACAGAATTTACACCTGTAGCAGTTACTGCTTGAAATGCTAAATTGGAAGATGAATATTGAAATTGCGTCGATACTCTGTTAGCATTTATAATTGAAAGAATTTGTCCATCATATGAACCGTCAATTTGCACCATATATGCTATATCATTTACATACGCGCTTGTCGTTACAAATGATGTACTAAAGTTTTCTGATGGTAGTTTATTAAACAATACCTTAGCAGCACTACCATCTGATACTATAATACCAGATACACCGGTTACCTCTGTTTGTTTATCTCCTAACGTGAAAGTTGTTTCATTTAAAAACGCGTTATTGTCTCCTAAGTTTGCCATGTAATTATTTAATCAATTAAAAGTTTAAATTTGTAAGTTCAGGTTTCTTTTCTTCAACAGCTATCTCATCCCCTATTTCAGCAACCTGCTCTACAAGCTTTTCTTTAGTTAGTCTCTTGTCAAGCTCAACGCCATCTTCTCTTGC